GATCAGGAACCCCCGCGGCATCACGACCGGGACCCCGGGATCTCCACCACCGCCGAGTAGCCAGGCCAGCAGCCGATCGGCCACCAGATGCAACCGCTCGCCGATCTCGCGATTCCCCGTTGTGCCGTTTCGATCGGCTATCTCAAGCTGCTCGTCCACCTGAGCTCGGATGCACACCGCCATAGCCTGCTCGTGGCCGTCCTCGAGCCGATAGCGCACTCCACACCCGTTGCAACGTGCGATCCCGACCAGGCGCCCACCGCGCACGGCCTGGCCGACCAGCGACGCCGGCCCGCCGTAGCCGTTGCGATGAACGAACGCCGGTTGATCGGCCGACCCCTCGGGACACGGAAGCGACATCAGGTAGCCGTTGCATGCCGACCACTGGACGAGCCCATGCTCGAGGTCGGCCGGCTGGGAGAACCCCCAGAGTTTCAGGCGGCGATCCCATGCCTCCGTCATGCCCGGCCCGGCGCCGTCCTCGTCCGGCCACGGGAACCGGAACCGGACCACCGCGAGGAGCTCCGGCGTCCAGGGCTCGTAGTCATAGACCCGGTCGCGCTGGTCGAACCGCAGCCCGTATAGATCCTCGCATGTCCCGATCTTCACACGCTCGCCGGTGCCTGTTACGTTCGCGTATTCCCCCATCATCCCCACACCTTCTTCCGGTCGAACCGCTCGACCTTCGTGGCCTCGTACAGGCCGAATGAGCGATACATCTCGTCGACCTTCCCGAAGCCTCGGAGCCATTGGGCCCCGAAGTAGAAGGGCCGGCCGTCACTGAACGGCCCGTCGGGAGCGCCCGCGAAGATGGACTCGTCCTCCGTCGCCACGACGTAGCGCCGCTTTGTGCCGCCCAGGTCGACCGTCACCACGACGGCCGGCCGCGCGTTCATCCGCTCGATGATCCCTAGCAGCACGCGCCGCTCGTCGTCCGTTTCGCACGCCTCAAGCACTGCCGCTATCGTCATCATGGTCGGATCCTCCCTCCGTGATAGCGGCCACCACAGCGACACTCGCACCGCGGCCCGTGCGCGTTCCAACATGGCGCCGTGCAGGTGACGCGCGAACGGATGCGCGCCACGATCCGACGTAGCTGACGCATCATGCCGTGCCCCCTTCTTCTTCCATCAGGCGCGATGCCTCGACGACGAGAGCCGGCCGGGCCCGCACGCTCCCGCGCGCAGCGCCCGCCATCCTTGTCCATCAACGTGCATCCAGCCCTCGCCGAAGATCGACAGATACAGCCGGACCTCTGCGCCGCAAGCCGCGCAATAGTGCAGCATCCTCCGTTCCTCCCTTCGGGAGCGCATCCGAACGCCCCACGAGCGCAATCCTACCCCACCTTGGGGACATCGCCCGTATCCCGGCCCTGTACGCCTCGCCCGGTCCCATCGTTCAGCGAGCCTTGACAGCCCGGCCCGCACGCCATAGGCTAGGCGTCCATGAGACCGCGACCGATGGCCGCCAGCGAGCGCCGGCAGCTCGCTCGAGCAGTGAAGGCCCACGAGCGCGCCGGGCGCCGTGTCGACCAGATCCTTGAGGATTTCGCCGCCCAAGCAGTGCGCTACTCCGACCTCGGCGCGGTGCTTGGCGGGATCGGGCGCGCGGGCGTGTCCGAGCGCCTGCGTACCATCAGGGCTCGAGCTCGGACGGTCGGCGCGCTCGAGCACGCCGACGAAGGGTCCCTATCCGGAGAGGCCTCGGTCTCTCGGGGCCCTACGTCCGGGCCCGTTCCGTCAGGCGAGCGTGGCTCCGGCTAGGACATGGACACCATGAAGCACGCCTCCATGCTGCAGCTACTCACCGACGCCCTCGACGCCGAAGGTGGAATCGAAGTCCCCACGAAGCGGATCGCAGCGCGCGCTGGCCTGTTGCGTGAGCACATCGACCACTCGATGCTCGCGACTATCCGCCAGCATCTCTACGCGATGATGCTGTGGGGCATCCTCGAGCGACCCGTCCGCCACGGTCGAGAGCTCCTCTGGACGTTCAAGGACCAGCGGTGACGACCCGAAGGCTTCCACGCCCCTTCACCCGCGACGAGCTCCGCGCTCTCTACCGGACGGCGCGGCCCGATGTCGTGGCCACGATGCGATTCCTGCACGAGACAGGCCTCAGATCAGCCGAGGCCCTGTCGATCACGACCGCCGAGGCGCGCACCTGGGCCCGGCCGGGGCGGCTCCGGCAACGCTCCCAGGCCATCCGGATCGTCGGCAAGGGCGACAAGGAGCGGGTCGTGCTGCTCACGAACACCGCACTGCGGGCCGCCAGGACGCTCCTGCGGGGCGGCTACTCAAACGGCCACCTGATCCCCTGGTCGGGCCGCGGGCTGCGCTACGTGGTCTCTCAGGCCGGTCAGCGGGCAGGCGTGGCCCACGCGCACCCACACCGCTTCCGGCACACGTTCTGCTCCGAGCATGCTGAGGCCGGAACCGACATCGCGATCGTCGCGGATCTCGCCGGCCACTCGAGCGTGAACACAACGCGGCTGTACTACGAGTCCAGCATCAACCTTCGCCGTCAGGCTGAGCGTCGACGCCGACGCCTGCGTGGGCTTTGAGAACGGGGGATGGAGCTCAACCGCACGTCGGTTCCTTCCTGGTCTGGTCTGGGTCCTCGCGTTGGGTGTCGATGAAGGCTTGACGGACGATGCGAGCAAGCGAACCACCGTACCGTTCAGCCATGTGGCCAGCGAGCTCGCCAGCTTCTACCAACCCCTGTACCAGCCTGCGGTGTGAGGCTTGGAGTTCGCCGAGTCGGTCACGCAGCGCCACCATGTAATCCAACCACTCGTCTATCGCAGCAAGGCAGAACTCCCGGCCGCCAGGCTCCATCTCACCGACTGCTCGTGTCAGCCCTCCTGCTCGCATCCGGAGTTTGCGTTCAAGCGCGAGCTGCTTCTCCTCGTCGTCCAGAACGCGGGCGATTGCGAACCTCCGCTCCTCCGCCTCCTCCGCTCGTTCTTCTGCTTGGTGGAGGCGGGCGCGAAGAACATGCAGAGTGCGAATCGCCGCACTGGCCGAGCCTGGGTATCCCGTGCGCTCGTAACGCTCGAACCACTTCTCAACCAGGTCCCAGCCTTCACCCCTCTCTACAGCTTCATCTGTGCTGGTCGGATCGCTCATCCTTCCTCCTGTTGGCTGTCGGTGAGGGCTTGGCGGAGTTTCAACAAGTCGTTCGGCACCACGCTCCATATCCGTGCGTTCATGCAGAGCACTTCCACCGCCTCTACCAGCCTGCGGTGCTTGGCTTCAAGCCGGGTGAGTTGAGCTTCTAGCGAGGCGATGCGACTGGTGTAGGTCTGTAGATGTGGCACGGGAACCCGCAGTGTCCGTTGCAACTCAGCCTCAACCGCCTCCGCTCGTTCTTCTGCTTGGTAGAGGCGTTCGAGGAGGGAGTCGAGGGCATTACGACCACCCACTTGCAGGAATGGTGAGGCGAATGGTGTCAATGCCGACTTCAACACCGCCACCGCTTCAGCTACAGCTTCATCTGTGGTGGTCATCGCCGCATCATGGCCTCTGGTCCCGCAGCCCACTCGGCCTCAGTCATCGTTCGTCTGATGACCGCTTCTATGCACCGATGAAACTCGGCCTGTTCCGCCTGGTGCCGAGAGCAGCGTCGTTGCAACTGGCGGTAGCGCTGCTCCAAGTCGTCGTCTGAAAGCAGACACATCACGGCTGGTTCATGCAGCGGTGTTCTCCGCATCTCACCTCACCCCCATTACAGCTTCATCTGTGCTGGTCGGATCGCTCATCCTTCCTCCTGTTGGCTGTCGGTGAGGTGTCCCAGTCGCGATGGACAAGCGCAATAACAGCCCGCCGTGTGCCCGCAATACGTGCAAACCGTCCGTCCCTCGAGACGCTCCACGGCTTCCTCGACGCCCGCAGCGAATCCTGCTACGAACTCGTCTGAGTAGTCGCTGAGGTCTACTCCTACCTCAGCGACGGTCCGCAGCACCCGTGCCCACGTTGCGCTAGCTTCATCTGTGGTGGTCATCGGGTCAGCTCATCAGCCGTCGATACCGAGAGGAGCATCCATGACACATGTGCTTCTGGCTCCTCCTCCGTCCCGATCTGATGGATAACTTGGAGCCATTCATCAGTAGGAACGGCACCCTCGTAGACCTCTTCGCCGCATTCCGAACAGAACAGCGTGATGTCATTCATCCCGAGCACCCCCAAGCATCCCAGCCGAAGCGGTCGACCATCCTCATGGTGACGATAGCCTGGGCGCGGGCGTTGTAGATCCCGTGACCGACCTCCCACGTCCGCCAGATCCACCGACGAGCCCGCGAGGGCCACGCTGACCGTACATGCTGATACAGGCCACCGTAGGCTCCCCCATCGGCGTCGGGCCTCTGTCCTGACTCGCAGGCCGCGACGCGCAGCGCCGTATCGACATCGACGTTCCAGCGCCGAGCCGCGCAGCGGATGAGGTCTCGGACCGGGGCCTTGTGGCCTTCGGAGTAGGCGAGGCGCCAGTGGATCGAGCAGGGACCTCGCTTGTGATGAGCTTCGGCGGGGGTCGGGAGCGCGACGGTCAGGACCGCCACGACGGCAAGGACCCTCATCTGCGCCACGATGCGATCTCGCCGAGCATGAGTTGGCCGAGCGGTGGGCCCGGCGCTTCCAGGTCGCGCTCAGCGGCCAGGCACACGTCCAGGGCGAGCGCCGGCGGGATCTTCGCCCGCATGGCCGCGATCACGCGCCGATTCCAGGTCCCCGCGAGAGCCGCATCCTCATGGGCCCGTCGCCTGAGCGGATGCAATCCGTCGCGCTCAAGCCATTCGCGCACGCGCGGATGCTTGTTCTCGATGGTCGTGTCTGACTGAATCGTTGTCCTCGACCCCCGGGGCGCCGGAACGTGACATGACTGCCCCGGGCGGCACCGCGGTCGGAACTCGAGCGACGGCGGGAAGGCGCCCCAGAGGTCGGTGGGCTTGCGCCACGGCGCCCCGTACTGGCAATACGTCACGGTCCGGCGGTAGAACGGCGCCATCGGGGGGAGCCGGCGGAGCTTTCCCACAGGGTTCTCCACGATCCAGAACCGCGGCTCGAGTGCCGCGATCAGGTCGACCGTCGCCTGGACAAGGCGCACGGCTTCGCGCGCCTTGTCGTTGCGTGGCTGATGGTCCCGTGTCCAGTTCTGGCCGATCCTGAGCACGCTGAACGCCTCGCACGGGGGCGAGGCGAGCACGATGTCGAAGGGTCCAGCCAAGTCTGCCGCGTCCAGCTCGAACACGTCCGCGTGCAGGTCGACATCGAATCGCTCGTCGATGTCCACCGAGCAGACCTCGTGGCCGCGTTCGCGGAACGGCGCCGACCATCCCTCGAGGCCCGCGAACAGGTCGAGCACCTTGAGCGGCGCGGAAGCGGCGCTCGGCGTCACGAGGCCTCCTCCCAGCGGATCCGAACCGTCGCGCCCATCTTCCGCGCGAGAGCAGCCAGGGCCTCGACGCATGTCCATGGCGATGAGGCCGGGCCGCGGGCCTCGGCCGACCAGAGCGGGCCGCCCATGTGCTGCGCCTTCGCCCACCACGTGATTATCTCCCCAGGCTCGGGATCCCGCTCCTGGTCGAGGCCGTCAAGGAAGAACCCGAACTCGGTCGTCTTGGCGCCGAGCTTATGGATGACGGCGAGGATCTCGGTCATCGCCTGCTCGGCGGTCGCATGCTTGGGGGACATCACGTCGCCATCCCGGTCTCTTTGGCCATCGCCACGATCGCTCGCACGATTGGCACCATCTTGTCGGGTGGCGTCCCGATGAAGTCCATGTCGACCTCCCGAGGGTCGGTCTCTGAGACCCACACCGTCGCCACCAGCAGGCCGTCGCAGCGACGGCCCGGCTTCGGCGGGAGCGCCTGCAGGACCGAGTCGTACAGACGGGTCAGGTGCTCGGTCCGGTCAGGCGGATCGTTCATCGGTGCTCCGGGAGGATCGCCACCAGCCGCGAGCGGTCGAACTCGAGCAGCGACACATGCTCAAGCACGCCGTCGTCACGTCGGGGGCGCTCCTCGTCTCGCAAGCAGATCGCCTCAATCAGCAGGAGCACACGCTGCCCCTTGACGACCCGGAGGCCGGACGTGAGATCACGGATCGGACGGGACTCGAGTACCTCACGCAACGTCGCCACCATCCACACGTCTCAGTCGGCGCCGTACCACCACACGCACGGACCCATCGACGAACCGCACGAGCTGAGCACCGCGACCCACGACGCACTTGCCATCTGGACGGCGGATCGGCTCGCAGGGCTGACCACGGAGTGCCGGCGCGGTCCCCGTGGCGCCCAGGTAGACGTACCTCACGCCACGCCCGCCCACGCCACCGGTGCCTCGCGCACATGTCCGCGCCCCGGTCCCGCCACGAAAGCCGTTTTGACCTGCGGATATTCCTCTGAGCGAACGATCCTCCACGGCCCCTTCGTCGCTTGCCGTTTCGCGAACGCCAGTGCGTTCAGCAGCCTCGAGGCTCGAGACGTGATGTGCATGAACCGACGCCGCTCAAGCTGCGTGAGACCGCCCCAGATCCCCGGCTGGTCGAGCCGGAGACCCTGCTCGAGACAGGGAGCACGCACCGGGCAGAACGAGCACACGAGCCGCGCCTGGCGGATCGGCCACTTCTCCTCGGACTCTCGATGCGGCACGAACCATGCAGGCGGGATGTCAGGATCGGCGCACGAGGCCTCCTCGCGCCACGTCTGCTCAACATGCTCACGCCGTAGGCGGTCGAGGAGCTCGCGCTTGGTGGCCACGATGTCCAGACCAGAGGCCGTCCGCGGGGTCGCGAGTGCTTCAACCATTTACGCCCTCCGTCTCACTCATCGGGTGTCGCCCGGCCTCCGCTTCGTGGCACCGGGCTCGCCGACTTCCCACACGACGTATGGGTCCTCGCCGTCGCCGTGGTGGGGCGCGTAGGGACGCTCGCCGTCGATCTTGAACCACTCACAGCTCTCATGGATGACCACGTCACAGTAGCGGTCGAACAGCCACCGCTGCCACGAGCGACGGTCATAGGCCGCTGCCGGGACCGGGAACATGTGCAGAACTCGGTACTCCCGGCCCTGCTCCGGGTGATAGGTGTCGAACGTCTGCGTGAGGATGTTCAACCTCAGTCCCGAGCACCCCTGGCCCCGACGGCGGCCGTCATCGAGGTAGACCATCCAGTCCTTCTCGAGCTCGCAGTGCTCCACGAGGTCGGCGAGCGGCTGCGGGAACGGCGCTTCCTGGATGTTCGTCTGCGCGGTCGCCGAGTCGCTCACCCTTCAAACCTCCGTCACGCAAAGAGCAACTATCCGAGGGCCGAGGATAGTCGAGCGCGGCAGGATCCTGCGCTCGAGCCGCCGGACCCGGAACTCAAGGCAGTCCAGCTCGTTCGACGCTTCCCGCAGCCGCGAGCCGAGCACGGACACCTGAGCTTCGAGCACCGCGACCCTCTCGGGCACCGAGCCCTCCTCATCGGCCGTTACCATCGCCGGCAGGAGAGCCCACACCACGGCCAGCCAAGCGAACAGGATGAACACAGCGAGCTTCTTCACGTGCGGTCTCCTTCCGGTAAGGCGAGCTGCTGGTCGAGGTACAGGTCGTAGACGGTCCGGCCGTCGCCCGTCGCCATGTACGGCAGCATCACCTGGTCGAGCGTGACCATCTCGGTCCGCAGCAGCGCGAGCTGGGCCTCGACCCAATCCTTGAGGATTCGCCAGCCCACCCGATCGGCCTGCTCAGTGCTCGCGTAGCGTGGCTTCACCCGGTCTCGCTCAAGCACTGCCAGCACGCGCTTGGTCTGAACGGGGAGCGCGTAGCCCCGCATCCCGTGTGGCGTCTCCACCGAGAACGACAGTCCGACGACGGCACCGCCCGCGTCGTAGTCGGCCACGATTGACCGGGCACCGGCCTTCGCGAGGAGCCCCTGGATCTCATGGACCGTCCGCGCGACAGGGACCTCGGTCGTGTAGTTGAGGATCGGGCTCACGCTGGCGCCCCCTCCTTCGGCCACTCAACCTTCTCGATGGCTTCCCTCGCATACTCGGGCAGATTGTCGTGCCTGTGGGTGGCACCCAGCCCCATGAGTCGGAGCATCCAGGCATCGGCCGCGTTGTTGTCATCCCCCTCGAACGCCCATCGCCGGATCGCCGCGGCGAGCATCTGGTCCTTCGAGGCGTTGCCCTTGCCGGTCGTGAACTTCTTGAGCGTGGCTGGCGCGACGATCGCCACGGGTGTCGCGTGCTCGTAGAGCGTGAGCCGGATCACTCCGCCGAGCTCCCCGACGTCGAAGATCGCCCGCCCCTTCGACCCGTACGAGTAGCCCTCTAGCACCACGAGAGGTCGGCCAGCGCCCGCAGGCAGCTCTGAGGGAAGCCCGCCGTGCTCGTCAGGCTCAGGTTCTTCCGGCCAGAACATCCGGTAGAACAGCGTGTCGCGGATCCCGGCGAGGCGTTCCGGCCCGGTGACGCCCCGGGTCCGGATCACCATCGCGCCACGCTCGTCGGCGTAGCCCGTGGCCTGCAGCGACAGGTCGACGCCGCACACCCTCACTCGGTGCCCTCCGGCAGGGTGCCTTGCACCGCTGGCTCCTCGACGGTGTCGATGACGAAGCTCTTGGGGTCGATCGTGAGGACGTGCGTCACGCTCCCGTCCTTGAACTTCTCGGTCTTGCTCGAATAGGCCGCCGTCGCGTGGAACGTGATTCGGGCCTGTTCCTGCTGCTCGAAGCCATCGGCGTCGATCGTGCCGGCGATCCCGAACGTGATGATCTCCTTGCCCATGGTGCCTTCCCCTTTCCTGGCTCAGACTTCCAGCCGGACCAAGAGCCGGTCCAGCTGCTCGTGCATGTGGTTGAGCTGATCTGAGACCTTCTCGAGCCGCTCGATCGCGGTCACCGGAGACTCCTCGCGCTTCTCGCTCACGTCCCACGGCTGCTCCGGCGACAACACAGACTCGAGACGACCCTGCAAGTCGTTCAGGCGCGCCTTCACCCGTTCGAGACCCCCGTCGACGTCATCTAGCGCCGACCACACGCCGAGTTGACGGGTTGGCGCATCTACCGGCTGCTCAGCCCTGTATCCCTCCCTCCCCATCGCCATCATGCCTTCCCCTTCCCCCGGCCGTCAGACGCGGCCGGCAGCTTGTTCGGCCTCCCACCAGGCCTTGTGGCCCAGCGTGGCGATCATCCTTCCCGCAGCCCAGTGCATATCGACCAGCTCGCGCGTGAGACCCCCGACACGCATGATGGCCGTGGTCGCAGCGTTGGCCCAGATCGTGTTCGTGGCCTCACCCTTCGGGGCCCCAGCCGCGCCGGACACGAACTCGTCGGCCACATGCGAGGCTTGCGCCGGGACCGCCTCCGACATCCACATCAGAGCCGCGATCAGCTCATGCCCGAGCGGCTCCCTGTCCGGTAGCGCCCGCTCGACCTCGAGCACGGCGTCGTGGCGCCAGAACCGCTCGACCTCCGAGACCTCATACTCGCGATCGGTCTGCATGATGTGAGGCGAGTGTCCCTCTCCGGCGAGGCGGATGCGGAACGCCTGGCGGAATCGCGGGACCGTGAGCGGTGCCGGGCCCTCGTCCATGTTCGACTTGATGACACCCTTCGCGCAAGCGTGACATGAGCACGTGAGGATCTCGGCCGTCAGCTCGGCGACCCACTCCGGCTTCGGTGCCCTCTGGTGACGATCGAACATCTGCTCCACGAGCGCCTTGACCTCCGGCTCGTTCACCCCGTCACCTCCGCCGCGACGTTGAACAGCGGGGCATCGTCCGCGATCCTGCGCCGCGCCATCTCCGCGTACTCGGGGTTCAGCTCGATGCCGACGAACGAGCGCCCGAGACGGAGCGCTACCACGCCGACCGTGCCGGAGCCACAGAACGGATCCAAGACCAGGCTGGGGATGGGTTCCGCCTCGTGGTCACACGTAGGAGCCCATCCAGTCGTGGTCGTTTCCTTGTTCAGCCGAGGTAGTCCTGCGCCGTCCCAGCCATTCGCACCGGACGCCTCATGTCGGCCGACGACGGATCCCGCTCCATGAACGGGCGACTTCACGTATTCAACGCTCGTCTCGCGCCTCCACGGCGCGCCGCACTCCGGACAGCATCCCTTCTCGCTCGTTCCCGCCTTCACGCAAGGCACCACGAGGGCCTTAGGGAACGTGGCGAAGTGCGCCTCGGGGAAGGGCTCGGTGGCTATCGTCCAGACGTCGCGGAGGTTGCGGCCACCACCCGGTTCCCACTGCTCCTCTGCACCACGGTCGCCATAGCTGAGACGATGCGGACAGATGAACCCGTTCCCACTCGGGCGACCGTGGTCGGCCTCCCTCACCGCGTCCGCGTCGTAGAAGTAGCGAGCTGACTTCGTTAGAAGCAGGATGTACTCGTGAGCCTTGGTCGGACGGTCAGTCACCGACTCGGGCATCGGGTTCGGCTTGGCCCAGATGATGTCCGAACGGAGCCACCAGCCGTCGGCCTGGAGTGCGAAAGCAACGCGCCAGGGGAGCCCGTACAAGTCCTTGGGCTTGAGCCCTGACTCCCGGCCCGGATAGGTCCGAGTGGTCACGGCTCGCTCAGCCCAACCTGAGGGCGCATTCTCCAACTCTGGTCGCGCCTTGGGTTCGGGCCGATCGCGACGGATGCTGAGCGGAAGCTCTCCTGCCGCGCTCTGACGTCCACCCTGGCCGCTGACATAGCTGTCCCCCAGGTTCAGCCACAGCGTCCCGTCCGGCCGCAGCACGCGGCGGACCTCACGGAACACTTCGACTAGGCGCGCGACATAGGCCTCGGGGGTTGGCTCTAGGCCTATCTGACCCTCGACGCCGTAGTCCCGGAGGCCCCAGTAAGGAGGGCTCGTCACCACGCATTGCACGCTCTCGTCGGCGAGTTCGGCGAGGCCGGCCATGACATCGGTGCAGATGATCCGCCAGCTGTTCACGCGCCCTCCCCTCGAATCAGCCGCATCCGCCGCTCGTAGGCGTCGTCGGGCCCATCGACCTCGTCGAGCCAGCCGTCGGCGTTCAGCCAGGTCCCGGCGTAGGGAATCCTGTCCGTCGGCCGACGCCGGAAGTCGGGGAGCGCTCGCTCAAGGCCCGTGTAGATTGCCTCGGCGGTCTCCTTGGCGTGAGAGAGTCCCCCGCGCTTCAAGGCTGCGAGGTACGCACGTCGTGCGGCAGCCTTCGAGCGTTTGCGAGGCCAGCGGATCCAGAACTCCTCGAACGCAAGATCGGCGAAGGGTGACAGCTCCCCCCCGGACCCCCCCTGAGTGGGTGTTCCTACAGAAATAGCTTGAGTACTGCGGGGTAGATCTAGTTCCTTAGGTTCGGGTGCAGATTCCCGCCGCACACCTGCACCCGTGCAGATTCTGCACCCCCCTGCCCGAAGGTGGAGCCCGTAGAGGTTCGTGCCGTGCTTGCCAGCGTTAGGCTGGATGTGAAGCTCACCACGCGCCTCGGCTCGGCGTAGGCAGTCCTGCACCGCCCGACGAGACATCCGTGTGTCGTGCGCGAGTCTGTCGATGGACGGCCAGGCTCCGTCCTCGCCGTAGTAGTTCGCAAGCACGAGCAGGACGAGCCGCGTCGTTCCGCCCGTCTCGGATCGTTGCAGTACGTCGGTCATCGCCTGAACGCTCACAGGAGCGATTCTCCCGTTCTCAGAAGGGCTCCCGCGTGGGGTACACCGGAGACCGCCCGTGCGTAGCTGTGCGCTTTACCCGTACATGCGCGTTGGCTCATCTGTGACGCTCTCGACCCGTCGCGACGCGGAACCAGTCGAGGCTCCGTCGCCAGACCCCTCGGCTGTCTAGCGAGTAGCCCTTGGCGGTCATCTCCTCGGGTGTGGCGCAGGTCTCTCCCTTCTGGTGCCAGACGAACGTGCGCAGCGCAGCGAAGTGATGCCCGCACTCCGAGCACGTCAGGCCGGGGGGATCGTCGCGCCCGCACGTCACCGATCCTCCCTGACGCGGCCCCACCGAGCCCGTCGCTGTCCCTCGCGGTAGCCGAGTTGGTAGGCGACGATCCCGACGACCACGATCGCCACGATGGACGCCACGAACGAGACGGCGTAGAGGGTCGCGAGATGCGTCATCACGGACCCGGTGTCCAGGGCGTCTCGCTCATCGGCCTGTCGCCATCGACCGGGTCTCAAGGCAGCCCGCCACCGTGCAGATCTCGAGCCGGGCGTCGACCTTCGACAGAGCCCACAGGTGAACGTGTGTGGTGGCGGCGGGTTCCTTCCCCGTGTCGGTTGTCTCCCCGACGGTGTGTGCTCGTTCAGCCCCCGCCGCCACCAACCCATCCCACTGACGGACGAGTTCCGCAGCGGTGCGTTGGTCAAGATCGTTGAAGCTCGCCACCCTCGCCTCGGCGTGACGCTGCTCGTCGTCCCAGCCGAGCTTCCCCGCGAGGATGGCGAGGGTGGCCTTCTGCCGCGCCGTCGCCCGCTTGGAGGAAGGCGGCGGGGCAGTCCCCGTACCAACCCCACCGCCTTCCAACCCGGAGGCCTCGCGCGCGCCCCGAGGAGAGGCCGACGCCGGCGCGACTGACGGTTCGCTGTCGGCTTCCGTATGTGGGTGTCCAGCCTCCGGGATCTCTACGTCGACCGCAGGGCCGTTCTCAACCACGGCAGCGACATCGAGGATCTCGCCTGTCGCGGTGTCGACCGCGCGGCCGTTGACCTCGACGGTGCTGCTCGCAGCCCGCGCCTCTGCGAGCTCCTCCGCCGTGGCGTCGGGGTTGAAGTAGGCGTTGGCCTCGTCGTCGGCCATGATCTCGCCCTCGACGTAGACGCGGGCGCCCACCACGTCGGGGCAGAACCACGCGACACCGTTGGACATCGCCCGGGCGAACAGCATGTTGCGTGGGTAGGTCGTCCAGGGCGTCGGCTTCCCGTCCTTGGAGACGAACCGTAGGATGGCCGTCTTGGCGTCCTCGAGAGTGAACACCGATGTCCCCTGCGGGATCCAGTGCTCACCGTCGTCACGCTGCAGGAACTCGATCTCGGCCCGCTCGTTGTCCAGATGCTTGACCCGATAGTCGTAGCGGGGATCGGCCTTCACGCGCTGGGCAAGCAGGTCTGCCGACAGCTCGACCTTGCCATCCATGACGTGCAGGGAGCGCATCGACTCGACCGGCGACAGACCAAGCTCGCGACCGGCGAGCACCTTCACCGCAGCCTGGGCCCGGCTCTTGATGTCGGGGAACAGCCCCGAAGCCTGCAGCAGCTCTCCGACGAGTGCAAGGTTCTTGAGATCCTTCTCCCGCAGGACGATCGCGGTGTCGGTGCTCATGCTCCGACCCCCCGTGCCTTGCTGCGAACGTCGATGCAGTGGTCGTCGTCGCATGGAGACGTGAACCCCTCGTGCGTCGTCAGCCACCATGCGAGGCGAATCACGACGGGCCGAAGCAGCCGAGCGACGAACCTCATGCCCTGGCCCCGATCGGTAGCTCCGTTGCCGGGCCCGTGCCGTTGGGTTCGTTCACGTCTTGTCCCCGAGCCAGGGGATGGCGTCCCACTCGTCGCCGGGCAGCTCGGCCACCGCCTCATCCTCGAGCGGCGTCGCCTCGTGCCCGCACTCCGAGCACAGTAAGAATCGGCTACCGTCGTCGAGGGCCCACACCCAATGGTGCCCACCCGTGAGACGGCACCAGCGCACGCGGCGCCACATCCTGAACCGCAGCCAGATCACGTGCCGTAGCCCTCTCCAAGTGCATTGCAAGGCGGACAATCCCACCGATCCTCCGATGGATGGGCCGGGCAGCGGTCCTCGTCGACGCTGGGCAGCCCGACCACCGGGACCGGAAGAACGACGACAGACTCGAGGACTCGGAGCGGCCGACGAAGCCCACGGGCAGGGTGTGTCGCCTTCGCCCGTGCGATCTCCGGGTAGATCTTGTGCCCGGACTTCGGACACGGACTCTGGTGGAACCAACCGCCACCGGAGGGTGAGACCGTCCAGTGAGGCGTGCACATCGGGCAGCTCGGGATCCGGGCCATCAGGGCCGATCCATCAGTGACGTCACTGTCCGCAGCGATTCGACCCTTCGCTCGAGCGAGGCGATGCGCTTCTCAAGCTCGAGGCACGACGCCGCGATCGCCTTCATCATCGCCAGGTGCTCGCCGGATATCTTGCCGATCGTGGCCCCGGTCAGGGGCATCCCGTCGAGCTTGGCGGCGTCCGTGCAGTCGTCCATCACCATCGCGAGGCGCTCCCGCGTACTCAGCGCCATCGCTGGCTCCTCTCTGCCTGATACCAGCCGGCCGTGAACTCTGCCTCGTCGAGGCGCTCTCCGCCCTCGTCGCGTGTGAAGGCCTCAGCGTCGAGGTAGTCCTCGTGGGCCTCCGCAGCCTTGTTCCGCGGTTCCTCCGGCTCGTATCGGTCGGGGTTCATGTCACGACCCCGGCCCGCATGCAGATCGCCACGAGCTCGGCGCGCTTGTGGGAGCCGAGCTTCGTCCGGGCTCTCGCGGCGTAGACCTTCGCGGTGTGTGCGGAGATCCCAAGAGACGCGGCCCACGCCGGCGTCGAGTACCCATCGGCCCACGCTTGCACGAGCGAGGACTCCCGGTAGGTGAGACTCGCCACGGGTGACTCCCTATCGTCGCTCACCGCCGGCAGGTGGTCGAGGATCACGGCCTTGCCCGCTCGGACGTGCCGCCACCCCTGAGCTGCATACCAGGCTACCGGCCCACCGCAGTCTCCGCAGAATCCGTCGGCCGACATGGCTCCCCGTGCTGACTCCCCGACGGCGGGTTTCATGCGACCCGGCCCTCAAGAGACCGGAGCGCGCCCCGGACCTTTACCGCCAAGCTCGAGATGCCCTTCCAGAAGTCCGACCGGGTCGCCTCGCGGATCTTCTGCAGCGGAATCCCGACGTGCACCAAGGTCATGATGGCTCCCACCCGGTCGCGATCCTCCACCGAGTAGAGTCGGGTGCTTCCAGATCCCCGAGCTGACCGGATCGAGGGTGTCACGAGCCCGGTCCGATCCCAATAATCGAGCTGGCGGAAGGTCGCACCCGTCGCGTGCATCAGATCGTATGTGCGGTACGCCTGAGGGACGGGGGCAGGAGCGGTCACGACGGCGAACGTTACACCCGTGCGACCATCGGTGCAAGCCTATCCGTGATCAGCTTCCGAGATAGGTCGCCATCAGGTAGGTCGCTGTGACGCCGCTGATGACGTCACGGGCCTCGGTCTGGGAGTCGAAGAACGCCTCGACGTGGTCTTCCACGGCCAACAACCCCTGCCACTTCACGAGACCGGACTGCAGGTTCGCGTGGACGGAGTGATCCTTGCTCTCGAGGGGGGTGCCACCGCCGCCAGCACCAGACGCATTCTTGCGAAGCGACAGAATCATCCGTCCGTTGTGGTTGGCCGTGTCTGCGTTGACCTCGGCCGCGAAGGTCATCGCCCAGAATCCGGCGAGCTGCGCCGGGACCACGATCCGCGAGTTGTTCGAGGCCGTGTCATGCAGGGTGTCGGTGTCGTAGTCCTCCGTGTTGAAGCTCATCACGTCGTTGTTGCCGATGCCCACGGTCTGATTGGCCGACTTATACAGCCGACAGCCGTGGTGGTGGCGCAGGAAGTTGAGGTTGTCCCGGATGTGAAGGTTCAGCTCGCCCGAGGGGAGGCGCTCCGCCACATGCCACGTACGAGGCTCGGTCCAGCCCACCTACTCGACGGGCGGGGCGTTCGGTACCTGCCGGAGCACCAAGGCTCCCACGAACGCTGAGCCTGTCCCGAACAGGTCGTTGACGCTGATCTCGCCGTCCGCTGTGAGGGAGATTGCCACGGCCACCGCAGCGCCGAGCGCCACGAGGAACTTCCGGTACTTCGCGACGTCCATCTTCGGCTTCCCCTTCTGTCTGCGTGAGGGCCACGATACCGACCGCGGTCAAGCCTGCTAGCGCGTGACACGAGTGGGGGGTATGCTCGCTGCGTGAAGCGATATCAGATCGGGGCGGACGGCACGTTGGAGCGGTCGAAGCTCTACGCCCAGGCCGACAAGGTCACCGACGACCTCGTCTCCGCGATCCGACGGGCGAACGGTCGTGGCGAGACGTCGTGGCGCGAGGACGACGGGTCGGTCCAGATGTTCCCGACGGTCGCTCTCGCTGTCCGGTCGATGCTCGCGGCGGCTGGCAGAGGCACCAGGGCCCGCCAGTTCCGCACCGTCGCAACCAAGAACGATCCGGCCGTCTACCTGCACGTTCTGTCAGGCTCTCCCGCGAACCTTGGTGCCTCGATCCCGCCGGCGGCCCTCGGGGCGAACGGTCCGGCGATCCGACGGACGCTCGCGTTCCACGAGGAGCTGTCCCTCGTGTTCGAGGACTACAAGAGCCTCGGCCTCTATGCTCCCCGGCCGATCCGGGCCGAGACACCGCAGGGATGGGACCAGGGCGACCCGTGGCCCGCAGGAGCCTACGCCTCGGAGCACGCCTGGGCCTGTGCCGACGACGCTGGGAAGGGGAAGGGCAAGCCCTCCGGTGGGTACGACACCGGTCCGACGCTCAAGCCGTCTCTCGCGAAGATCACGACCTACGTGCTCGCGAACCGACAGCGGCTCGGGATGGTCGACCACATCTTCGACCGGCACCGCTGGCAGGCCCCGACCTACCGCCGGGAGGCGTACACCGGCTCCGATCCGCACGACACCCATACGCACTCGGCCTTCGGCGACCACGACGGCCGTAAGCCTCCCTGGCTGTAAGTGTTGTCTAGGGAGAGCCCTTCACCGCGTCCTCGATCCGCTCCAACCGGGCCAGAACCTCACGCAACGCCCTGCGTGCTCGCTCATCCGCGGTTTCGTTGACCCCGTTCACCGCAGTCTGGATCAACGCCTGCATCGCCGGAGGCACCTTCTCCCCCATGACCAGGCCGCGAAGCTCATCGTTCTTCTCCGTGAGATGGCGGATCTCCCCCTCGAAGTGAACGATCTCGCCGCGGTGCTTTATCCGGTCGTCGTTCAACTCGCCGAGCAGGTCGGAGCGAACCGCCTCGCAGATGTCCAGTCGTCCCCTCACGTCGGCCAGCTCGCGGCGCCGGGTGCCGACCTCGCTGGCCAGCTCGCGGCGCCGAGTGCGGACCTCGTTGCCGATGAATCCCGCCAACATGACGAGCAGCGAACCGACGGCGATCCACGCGGCTTGGTTCATCCGATCACTCGCTCGCGGAGTCTGACCCGCAGGAGGCCTTCCCCACGGCGAAGGTAGAACGTGTCCGGGTTCTCCACCGTGACGACCCGGACCTGCCGCTCCTCGGGGATCCGCGTCGAGTAGGCATCCTCGAACTCGACCATGCCGCCACCATCGGCCAGGGCCAGGACGTACGCCACGCCGGCCGAGCCCGGGAGCTGCTTGCCGTCGAGGTTCCATACGGCCGTCTGATCGGCACACAGCAGCAGGAGCTCCCACGACTTCTCCCACACCTGCGAGAGAGCGAGCACGTCGTAGGAGTAAATCACGGGTGTCTGCGCGGCGTCGGTCGTGAACAGGCGGACCTCGGTCTGCAGGTAGGAGAGCGCGACCTGAACGTCCGGCGCCGCGATCTGCACCCCTCCCGAGCCCGTGAACGTTCCCCCGAGGGTGAGGGTTCCATCGTCGGTCGCGTACCAGACCTCGGCCGACGTGCCCGCAGGGAACGAGCCGGTGAGCAAAATCCCGAGCAGCTGCTTCTCCTCGGCCACACCGTAGGCGTAACGCGACGACCGGAGGGAGCCGTAGCCGGAGGTCGGGTAGGTCTCGCGCGAAAGATAGGGGGCACCGACGCGCCAGACCATGATGCGGTCCCGGTGGTTGATGGCGATGCCGCCTGCGGCACCCGCCGCCTGCCCCTGATCGGTGGTGATCTCCTGCTCGAGGAACGCGGCTATCGGGGTACGAAGCGAGATCCGCCACAGTCGCATCCGCTTGTTCGTGGCACCGACGGCCGCGACCTCGGTCTGGATGAACAAGTCAGTCGCGTAAAGCTGGATGCCGACCACGGTGGTCGACGGGTCCCCTTCCCGCCAGAGCTGGACCTCGACCTCGAGCGGCACACCATCTGGCGCGATCTGGAATACGCTCGGGCGTCGACGTGTCGTGCCGTCGGTATCGGGAGCCGGTAGCGATCCCGCGAGCCACGTCTGGCCTTGAGCGTGCGCGATCGCTTGGCCCCGGTAGCCTCGGGGCATCTGGGCCAGCGCCACGCCCGCGACGCCGTCCCACTGGTAAACCCAGCAGTCGGGACCCTGGTTGGCGAAGAACACGCAGCCGTTCTTGGTCCCTGCCATCCGGTGAGGCACATCTGGATTTGGGTCCTCGACGCCTTTGTTGCCCACCGAATAGACCGGGGTGCCGAGCGCGAGGGGAGGAGTCCCCTCGAGCTCGTACGAGAAGATCTCTGAGCCTAGAGCTTTGCTCTCAGAAAGGACGAGCAGGCGGTTCCCCCCGACAGCCAGACCTGTCCCGGTCCCGGGGAACCCGGCGTTGATGTACTCCGTGATGGTCGAAGGGAGACTCGCTCGGTACACAAGATCGTTGCTGGCGATGACGAACTCGAAGCTCTCGGAATGAGCGAGCGCGATCGCTTTCACGCTGGCGCTCGCGAAGTTCGCGACCGCATCCCACTCGTTGTTCTGGGCGTCGTAGACGAACACGCCCGGCGTGCCACCCGAAAGGACGTCGACGAGCCAGAACCGGTCGCCTTGCCCCAGCTCACAGATCCGCGGATCGTCCATCGCGATCGTCGTGTAGACGACCTTGTCGACGCGCATCTTCCGAGAGGCACCGGTGTCACGCTCGACGCGGAATCGCCGGGTCAGCGGACCCCCGGTGATGACGATGGTCGCCGACGCCACCTTGACGCCGGCGGCCACGACCCCGTTCAGGTCGGCCGTACCCGATGCGAACACGGTCGAGGCGGTGTCGCGGACCTCCCAGAGATAGCCTTTCGCGTCCTTCTCGTCGACGGTCACCTTGTCGAACACCACCGCGGTTGCCGAGCCCATGTCGGTCACCTTGACGAAGTAGCGGTAGGTCTTGCCCGCGAGGGCCTTGAAGGCCAGCGTCCCGCCCCAGATGCCGGTGAGCGGGTGGGCACCGAAGGTGTTCTGCTTGACGACGGCCCCGTTGGCGACGTTCACCACCGAGCACTTGACCAGCGGCGGCTCGTTCCCGATGGTGCCGGAATAGTTCGTGGTGCCGGCGAAGATCAGGTCCAAGTCGCCGTCGATCGGGTTCTGCGTGACCGTTCGGACTTCGGCGTTCTTCGCCTTGAGGAGTTTGTCTGTCGCCGAATCAGAGGTTGGGCCCTGGACCTGGACGAAGGCGTTGCCCTCGATGACAGGCGCGCCCTCCATGTACCCGTAGAAGTCGATCTGCCACGTCCCGTTCGCGAGGGAAGCGTCCGTGCGTACGCGGTCTCCGACGTTGTTCAGCGTCGTGTCGTTCCCGACGTCGGTCGAGACGCCGATGTCATCGGTCCACGTGTTGCCCTCGATCGTGGTGGGCGCGGCGCCGGTGAGACCCATCTGCACCATCTGTCGGGCCAACCGGATCTCCGATGGTCGGGCGAGTGACACGGCGAGCGACGACTCGAACCGGCGGAAGCTCGCGTCGGAGGCCGGGTCGATGACCGCCTGACCCTCGCCGCCCTGCCACGAGGTCTGCAGCCACCGCAGGTCGTCCTCCCGGACGTTCTCGATGCCCGGCGCCCCCTGGATGGAGGCACGCTCGGCGAACAGAGAGCGCCACGGTCGGCGCATCCCTCGAAGGCCGGTCTGGGCGAAGAACTGCTCGTTGTCGGCGAGTTTGAACCACCGCTCCCCGATGCGAACGTCCCCGAGATCTCCCCTGCTCACGCGACGCCTCGCGAGACCCGACGCCGGCGATGGTCCTCAGCGGCCATGAGTCTCTGCGAGAGCCGATTGCGGGCGTCGATGAAGCTCTGCCACTCGATGATCCCGGCGCGCGCTCGAGAGCCCGGCTGGATCGACCCATGCAGCAACCCCGCGTCAGGAGCAGAGGCGGCCGACTCCTCAAGCAGCTGCAGGCGAGCGAGGACCCCGAACTCGACCAGAGACCGCAGCTCCTCCGTCAGATTCCCGAGCGTGGGCCGGGCCCGATACATGACGCGGATCGTTGACGTGTCGAGCGCGTGCGGCATGACGAGGACCCCATTCGGGAAGTTCGCCTCGTCAGCCAACGTCGGCGGGAGATAGCTTGCATGAAGGCCCCAGATGTCGCCGGCAACGACCTGGTACGCGAACACGACCTCCTCGATGTCGGCCACCGGGGAGGCGTAGTAGGAGTTCGCGGCCTGATACGCCACGCCGACCTCGCCAGCGACCCATACGTGCGGCCAGCACTCGAGTTCCGTGACCTGGCGCCCCACGTCGAGGATCTGCCCCCGGCGTAGGCGTGGCTCCACGAGTACCGCGGTGTTCTGCACGTGGGATCGTCCCGATGTCCCGTCCTGCCCGCGCGCGACAGCCACCGTGCCAGCCGACGGATCCCCCGGGCCGGTCGATATGGCGATCTCGTCGGTGCCGTCGTCGAACTCGAGCCAGACGCCGGCATGCGGGACACGAGCCGCGTCACCGACCACGGTGGCCGTGATGACCAGGGTGCCCGCCGCGAGCGGGTTGTCGGTGATGTAGAACCGCGACGGGCGATCGCCCATCATCCGACGCACGGTCCGCACAAGCTCGCGTCGGGCATCGGAGCGGACGGAGAAGAACCCGAACTCTGTGGTGGCCGGCGTTCCGGTCGTGACCCACTTGACTTCGTACGTTCCGACGACGGCCGAGCCCGCGAGCGCGTGGTCGTAGTGGTAGTGGCCAACGGAGTCCTTCGTGATGTCGGCCGGGGTCGGGTAGTTCTTCGTGGTGACCGTGCCCGCCGGGTCTGTGATCGTCAGGACGATGGTGGCCGGATCGGCGAACACACCGGCCGCTTGGAAGGCGACCTCGAGGCGAACGACGTCGCCGGCGTCGTAGACCACGTCAGGCATCGGTGCTCACCCCGCCCGTCGAGCGTGTCCGCGCCTGGGCTCGACCGATGGCGCGAGAACTCGAGCCGACCGTGGAGATGCGACGTGAGGATGCTCCACTCCTGCCCACCGCTCGGAAGCTCACGGCTGATTGATACAGCGGCCGGTCAAGCAAGGCTACGGTTCCCGGCTGGCCGGGCCCTGCGGCGACGGAGACGGTGAGGGCGAAGGCGGTGTCGGTCTCGAGGGCTTGACCCAGAACCTTGGTCTTGGCTCTCCCGAGCGCGAGGGCGGTGTCAGTCTCGAGCGCCTGCAGGAGCACCCGTGTCTTGATGCGAGCCAGCGCGAGGGCGGTGTCAGTCTCGAGCGCCTGCCCAATCGCCTTCGCCTTGGCCTTGCCGAGCGGGAACGCGGTGTCGGTCTCGAGCGCCTGCCCGAGCGCGATCTTGATCGGCCGGACCTCGATGACGAAGGCGGTGTCGGTCTCGAGCGCCTGGCCGAGCACGCGGGTCTTGATACGGGTGAGTGCGAAAGCCGTGTCGGTCTCAACGACCTGTCCGAGAGCCCGGACCTTCGCTTTGCCCAGAGCAAATGCGGTATCGGTCTCGACGGCCTGACCCAGTGGGATCGTCTGCGGCCCGGTCGCCGCCTGCAGCTGTGCGGCAGCTGCGGCCGGGTTGTACCAGACGGCGGCCGGACCACTCATCTACGCGATCTTCCGGATCGAGGCGTCCCAGGCGCGGTCGGTCCCGGCGACCTTCTGCAACGTCATGTCCCAGCCGTTGATGAGGATCAGCATCGGTGCCACGAAGTTCTCCGACTGGGCGTCCGAGAGCGTCGCTTTGAACACGACCCGCTTCGTGCCGCCGGTTCCCTCGACCTTCTCGTAAATCCGGATGGCGAACTCGTCGGCCTTCGCCATCGCGGCCCCGACCGGATCGAGCCAGAGCTGGTAGACCCCGTCATCGGTGATGGTCTGCAGCGTCGTCGTCCCCGAGACGATCGAAAGCTCCGTCGCGCCGACCGTCACACCGTCGAGCTCATATGGCTCAGAGATCGCCATCAGGGGAGCTCCCACGGATCGGTCGAGGTCCGCTCCTCGACCAGGACGCGCAGCCGGTAGACACCCTCGTCAGGATCGAACCCCACGACCTCGTAGACCCGCACGAGGCCGTCGTTGGCGAACCGCCAGGACTCGCCGCCTCTGTCGAGCCTCCCGGCCGCTTCGTACTCGGCTATCCGCTCGACCCCTATCGTCACCAGCCCGCCTACCGACATCCTCGTCCTCCTCAGCTGACCGCGTGCAGAGCCGCCCCGTACTGAGAATCCACCCCACCAGAGGCCGACGCGCGCATGGTCATACGGGTTCCCGACGGGACATCCTTGAACACCGGCATCGAGGGCCAGGGGCCGCCCATCGACTCCAACTGGTCGAGCGGGTACCAGAAACCCTCGCCGATCATCTCCTCCGTCGCCGCACCTTCGCCGATGTCGACGGCGATGTTCTTCCACGGCGAGGTCGTCGTGTCGCCCTGAACCTGCAAACTTGGGAACCAGGCGAAGTGATCCTCCGTGGTCGAGGCGACTATCTCGGTCCACGACCCCTCGGCGCCCGAGGCCCCGGGCACGATGGTCGTGCCGTTCGGTACGGTCCCAATGCCGTATGTCGTGATCTTCGAGCCCACCCGGAATGGCGGCACGCCGTCGCCGCCGTACAGGTACACGGCGACTCTCATCGCCGTCGAGAGTCGCGCCCCGGCCACCTGCGCCGCGATACGTGATCCTGCGGGGATGTAGAGGGGGAACTCCCAGATCTTGCCCCCCAGCGTGTTCACCGACGCCGAGGCGTGGGAGCCGCCGCAGTAGCCCATCAGCAGATTCGGTATGAGCACCTCCTCGGTGGCTGCGCCCGTCAAGATGTCCAGACACCCCGCCGATGCCACGGCCGAGGCTCCGTATAACGAGGCGTAGATCGCGATCCAATAGGCGTCGAACGCGGTGGACGCGAACAGCGCGACCGGGGTTCCCTTCGTCGAGGACGCAGCCCCGGTCGTGACGGAGGAACCCGGTGTCGTCGAGCCGACACCACCCGTATTGTGTTCGACCCGCAGGTCGCCCTTCTCGGGGACCCACAGCATCCTAGGCCGTCCGCTCCATCATCAGGTTGTCCCGCACGTTCCACGAGTGCCCGTTGAGACAGGTGAAGCTCGCGTCGACCATCAGGTGCAGGTGCTTGCCAATCTGCTCCCCTGCTTCCCTGACGGCCGCATCTCCCTCAGGGACCGCGATCTCGGTGCTCAGGCCTAGCCCGTCGATCGGGCAGGTGAACAGGATGGAGCTCACTACCCCGCCGCCCGGTAGAAGCCGTTCGCGCCCGTCTGACCGGTGATGTCCGAGCCGTCCGGGGTGACGTCGAAGCTGTGCTTGGACATGGGGATGATGTTCGCGTCGGTCCCGGTGGTCGTGTCTCCGTCCCAGCAGATGAGCGCGGCGGCCAGGGGGTTGCCGGTCGCGGCCACCCAGGTCTGATCCGGAGTGTCGATGTCGGTACGTTCGTTCGTGTCGTCGACCGTTACGGTCGCCGAGGTCGAGGATTTCCGGCCCATGGTGGTCTGCTCGTTAGAGGTCCCGGCGAGCAGCGCCGCGAGCTCGTTGTGATCTCGCAGGGCGGCGTCAGCCTCGAGCCCCGTCGCCTCAAGTGGCACCCAGACGACCGCGTCGTTCGCTGCAGCCAACTGCGTGAACTCCGCGACCCGTCCGAGCGCGATGTTGATGGGGATGTTCGCCCCGGTCATGCGGTCACCAGCTGCCCGACGTAGAAGCGGTCGACGCGGTAGCCGACCGGGTGACCGGGGTCGCCGAGCTCCGGGCGTGCCGGGGTTGGCCCTGCGGCGGGATCCTCGTGGTGGCCGGCGCGCGACGTGACCCGATAGACGGTGTCGCCGCCGATGGTCTTGAGCTTGATGAACGAGCCCTCGACCCAGACGAGCCCGAGGGACTCGCCCCAAGGCGGCGGCCGGAAGGGCTCGTCGAAGGCGAGCTCGCCCTCCATCTCGAGCCAGCCCTCGGCGACCCCGCGCATCAACCAGCTCGTCGGGAACTCGTGGACCTGAGGAAGGTCCCCGTCAATCGCCAGGCCGAGCAGCGGCAGCGCGCCGTCGGGACCGCGCGGGCCCGGCCCTGCGAGCTTGTGAACCGTGAGCAGCGACCGGATCCCGCTCACTAGAGATCGTACTCCGCGACCAAGATGCTCCCCACGCCGTAGTTCGTGTTCGCCCCGATCCCGAGCGTGACGGTCCGCAGCCGCCATCCGACCTTCATGACGATGTCCCGCGCCATCGGGCACCCAGCGCGAGAATCCGGGGTCGTGCCGATCAGCGCCGCATCACGCGGCAGGTCGTGACCCCAGGTGAGCGCGACGGTGGTGGAAGCCGCCACCGCGAAACCGAGTGGATACTCCTGCAGGACATTGGCCCCATCGTCGATGACGAGGATCGGTCGTGGGGTCTGGGTGATGCCCTGCACGAGCACCACGAAGAACCCGAGCAGCTCCCAGAGCTTGCCGGCAGGCACCGTATGGGAGAGCTCCGCGTTTGCACCTGGGTCGGCGGTTGCGACACGGACGATGTCGACCCTCTTGGCACCAGCGACGAGCAGATCCGGTATAGGCATCAGGCGACCCCCTGTAAGGCTCGGTTGGCGCGATCGGCACGGAACGCCTCCTGCGTGGCGTCTGAGATCCGCTTGGCTGCTTCGATGTCCCGGCGTCTGGTGGTCTGGGGCTGCGAGCCCTCGTGACGGACCTTGGCGTAGTCCTCGAGCCGCGAGTCCCAGCGGCGGGACTTCTCCGGGTCGATCTGCCCGGCGCCAGCGGTGCGGGTGGGCGCGAACGCCGTGTTGACCGTGGATATCCGTTCCCGCCAGTGCTCAGCGCACTCGCGACCGTTCACGGTCGCCGGCGCTCCGCAGGCGCAGGTGGATTCCATCGCGCTCATGCTGTCCACCGGCGTCAAGCCGGGAGCATGAAGCTCGCACCAGAACTCGCCGGCGCGCAGGACGAGCCCGCTCGTCGCCCAGCACCGGCAACACCAGACGGATGCACGGACGAACGAATCGGAGAAGCCGTAGCGGGCCCACATCATCCGTCGATCCACCCCGGAAGGTCGGTGCCCAGGCGCGTGTCGTCGACCTCGGCGATCCGGGCGACGTATCCGGCGGTCGTGATGGCCGTGACCTCGGCCGATGTGAGAGGCCCGTTCCAGTAGCCGCCCCGGTACTTCGTCGCGCCAGCGGTGTCGGGTTCGACCACCACACCTGCGGCCGTTATCCAGATGTCCCGCCCGCGGCGTGTGCCGAAGAACAGCTGTCGGAACTTCGGGGTCTGCCCGGCGTAGCGATTCGTGACGAAGGTACGACGCACGATCGAGGTCGCGGGCTCGATCGGCGGGAAGAAATACTTCTGCAGCGTCATCGCGTCCAGCGTGGTCAGGCAGGTCAAGCCAACAACGACAGCGGCCAGCGGTTGAACTTCCGCGCGTTACACGTGGTCTCCCCACACCGGGAGCAGCGTTTCACGTGACCCAGACTAGCGGGCCCTAACGACACGAGAAGGCCCCCGGGAGGGGTGTGCCCCCCAGAGGGCCTTCTCGCTCAGGCTAACCTCAGTTAGCGCCGATAGATGATGCGCTCTCGTAGCGCGTGAGCGAGTTCTCCCGGATCCGGCCGTAGCCCAGGAGGCCATACCAACCGACCGAGATGAACCGCTGCAGGTCGTCGAACGGGCCCGCGATGACCACGTGCTGCGGGTCGCCGACGCCCTCACCGAGCGCCTGCCGTCCCGCGAACACCGTCGCGTACACGTCGACGGTTCCGCCGACTCCTGCGTCGGCGAAGATCCTGCTGTTGGCGTTCTCCACGATCCGTACGCCGCCGAACGTGCCGATCTCTCCCATGTAGAGAGCGGCCGTGTCGACGTTGCCGTGCGGGTAGGACCACGCTTGCTGCCCGGTCTCGGCCTGCAGGTCGTAGTCCACGTCTGGGTGGATGAACGACACGTAGGCCATCGAGCCGGGCGGTGGGGGCGTGTTCTTCCCCGCGAGGAACGCTCGGGCTCGCCGGACGTTGTTGCCGATGAGCGTGTGCGTCGCGGCCACCGTTACACGCGAGGTCGCTGCGCCCGCGTAGATCACGTTGGTGCCGGCGACCAGGACATCGCGAGCGATGAGGTCGACCGACTCCTCCATGTTCTGCGTGATCTCCTCCGGCACGCTCAGGTCGAGCGACAGGAACGAGGTCAGGCGGAGCTTCCGGGTGTGCTTGACCGCGTTGCCCTGCTCCACCAGGGTCACGGTCTTCTGGGTGTCCGCCATGTTCACCGGGGTCGGCTCGACCGTCTCCGAAAGAGCGGTCGTCGCTGGCACGAGCGCCGAGATCTGGGTGAACGTGACGGCGTTGCCGGGCATCGGCTCGGCCCCACGGCCGCCCGCCCACTTCACGTCGGCTACCCGACGGAACACGAAGGCTGCGCGGAAGGCCATGAGCGCCGCGGTGTTGAACACCGTCTTGACGGTGTCACCACCGATGAACCCGGCACCGTCGGTGGTTGCCATCGACGGAGCTGGCATATCTGGCTCCTCTCCCTCGAGGAGTCAGACGCGGGCCGTTCTACGTCCCGGTGCCTTCCGCCTCGAGGACTCGTCGTTGCTCCTCGAACTGGATGCGCTTAATCTCCTCCCACGCCTGCTGCGGCGGGTTCTTCTCGATCGCCCCGAGGATCCGGGTCTCGATCGGGTCAGCACCTTTCGGCGGAACCGGGTAGGGGGCCTCGCCCCCGCCGGTCATCGCGTCCTGCGCTGCCTGCGTTGCCGTGGGTGGGGCATCGACCGGGGGGCCGGCGGATGGCGGCTGGGCCGGTGGTGCCTGGCCCGGCTGCGGCTCGCCAGACGGAACCGCTGGGGGCGGAGCGGCGGCCTTGGCCTCGTCAGCGAGCTTCGTCGCGTACTCGCCCTGCTTGTCGAGCGGCTGAGCGGCGATGAGCTCAATCTGCGTCGGCGTCAAGCCGTGCGTGCTCCCGAGCGCCTGCGCCTGTAGCTCCCGGTTCTTCGCCCGGAGATCGGCGTTCTCCTTCTTGAGAGCATCATCGGCTCCTGGGGGAGGAGTCCCCGTCGCGCCTTCACCTGGGCCTTCTCCGCCTTGCGGATAGACCGTCGGATCGGTCTGTGACATGCACCGGCCTCCTTGCGGCTGGTCGCCGGGCTTCCCGGCGGGGCGGTCGTTCCGTCCTCGGGAGAAGGGTCGCGCGGTGTGTCAAGCCGCTTCCGATTCTGCCCCCTCATCTGAGGGGCTGAAATCGGAAGCGCGAAACTGACCTTTCTGCCTAGCGGGGTCGATGACCGCCGTTCTGGGAGCGCCGCCACTCCTCGACACGCTCACGCCGAGCCCGGATCGCGTCCCGGATCTGCGAGAGCAGCCGGCGCCACCATGGCGGGAAGCGTTCCGTGAGCCCGTAGAGGTAGCCAGCAAGGAATGCGGCCATGACGACCGTGAGCCAGACCCACAGGCCGATGTCGAACAAGCTCACAGACCTTCGCGCGCGGGCCCGTAGAGAGGTTGGCCGGCGGCGGCACCGACGAGACGCTGGCCGACGAGAGCGGAGCGGTTCCGTTGCAACTGCTCGAGGATCCCCCGCTTGTTCTCGGGGTCGGCACCCGATTCGAGCACGGCGAGGTAGGCGTCGGTGATGCCAGCGGCTCGGAGCTCGGGGGCGATGAAGTCCTTCACCTGCCGGATCTGCTGCACGAGCGTCGGGAGGTCGACAAGCTCCCCGTGGGCACCAACCTGCTTCGAGGCGGCGACGGCGCTCTTGGCGTCGATCGCGAGGCCCTCGGCGGACTGCAGGGAGGCGGCCTCGTAGATGTTCGCGATCCTCGCGTTCGGATTGCCAGCGACATAGTCGGCCCACTCCTTCTTCCCAACCTCGTCCTGGCCCATCGCCTTGAGCGTGGCCGAGAGCGCCCGACGGAATGGCTCCCGCACCTTCGCCTCGCGGATCACCATGGCCTCGAACGCCCACTCGTCGGGCGACTTGTTGTTGGCCACGAGCGCCCCGATGAGGTGGCGGTCGACCTTGACCCCGAACTCCTTGGCGATGTCGGCGTAGCCACCAGGGCCGTACGCGAGACGCACGTACTCCGCCGCCGTCATCTTGAGCGAGCCGTCGGCGTTGAAGATGCCCGGGAACGTGCGCTTGAAGATGTCGGAGTCGTAGATCGCGGCCTCCATCTCGTACTCGGTCCACTGGCCACGGATCGCGTCTTGGATCAGCGGCATGAACATGTCGGGTGCCAGCCCGAGGCCTCGGAGGATGCCACGCAGCTCGCCCCGCGTCAGATCGTCACCCCCCGAGGCCCAAGCCGGCGTCGCCCCACCACCTGAGACGTTGAGGTTCTGGATCGCCCCGGAGATCTCCGCTTGTGAGGAGTGCGAGAGCGACGCGACGCGACCACCGCCGATGTAGTGCGACCAGTCGACGGCCCGAGCGACGACTTGATCCTCGGAAGAGGACGCGTCGATCATCTTGCCACCGCCGATGTAGATGCCGACGTGGTCCGCCTGTCCGGCACCGAGCCGGCCGTAGTTGAAGAACACGATGTCCCCGGGGCGCAGGCTCTTCCGGGCGACGCCCGGGAGGGTCTGGTAGTAGCCGTTGGCGGTCGATCGGGGGATGTTCAGTCCGGCTCGAGACAGGCCGAACCACACGAGGCCCGAGCAGTCGAATTGGCTGGGGCCCTCCGAGCCGAACGTGTACCCGTTCCCGAGCTGCCTGCGCAGGATCCGCAGGAATCGAGCGACGGTCGCGTCAGCCATCTACGTGAACACGTCCCACGTTGTTCATCCCGTTCTCCTTCCCATCGCCCGAGAGATCACGTCGGCGTATTCGGCGCCTTTGTCGCGCCAGTATTGCGTTCGGCGCACGCCTTCTCCGCCTGAGAGCAGCTGATCGTGGATCTCGAAGTCCGATAGGTGCTGGACCGACTCCCACCAGTTCTTCGGCGGCAGGCGCCCCCAGACCTCGTAGTAGATGCGCTCGGCGCGGACCTTGTCGGGGTCCTCGGGCTTCGTGCCAGCAGTCGCCGCAGCGATGATGTCGAGGACATCCTGCGGGATCTCATAGCCGGTGGTGGTGGTCGTGGCACCAGCAGCAGCCTCAGCGGCCTGCTGAGCCTCGAACTCTCGTTGGCGGATGGCCTCGATATCGGTGGAAGGTACGCTCACGCCGCCACCGCCTCTGATCCCCCGATCCGATACCAGATCGGCGGCATGAACACTTCGATAGCCGCCTCCGGGCCGGTCTGACGGTCGAGCCAGTTCCACTCAGCCGCGAACTCCGGCGAGACCTGAGAGAGCTCGTCGACGTGGGCCATCAGCGAGTCACGGAGCGCCCTGTACGCGATGGCCTTCGCCGCCGTGTCGCTCAGCCCGTGCAGGTCGTAGGCCTCCACCACAACTTGAACCTGACGCACCGCGTCAAGCAGGGCGTCCCACGAGGGACGAGCCTCGGCAGACCCGAGGAAGCCCCACGTGTCGTCACGGCGGTCGAGCACCTGCTCGAACGCGAAGCCCCATGTGTTCGCGTGGGCGACCTGCTCTGCGAACGCGGGATCGGCGGCTGTCTGGGAGCGCACCCAGACATCGAGCGCCGCGTAGGCCCGCGTCGAGGAGAACGCAGGATCGCTCGCCTCCTGCTGAGAGATGAACAGGCGGATCTGCTCGTAGGTTCCCCAGGCCTCCTCAGCCGCCGGCGACGTCGACTCTCCGAGGATCGTCTCCCGGTCGAACCGGCTGTTGTACTGGTAGGCGCGGCGGACAAGCGAGACGAGGTAGCTCTCCTTCTCCGTTGGGTTGCGCGTCCCCCACCACAGGATCATCGGGTTCTCGTCGGCGGGGAACGCATCGTAGGAACTGTTCACCCACGTTCTCACGGCGGCGTAGGCGGCGGAGAGCTCCTCCTCGGGCCCGGCCACGTCGATTGCCGCACGACGGGTCTCGAACGTCGACCACCACGGGTTGATGTCCTTGTCGAAGGTGGACTCCGAGATTCCGTCGATGAGCCGGTCGCCTACCGTCCGAACATCGGCACGCAGGGCGTCATCGAAGAACAGGCGGAACGCCTGCTCTCCCTGCGGGAACACACCGCCCAACACCTTGAGGCCGTCCTCCCACATCTTCACGATCCCGAGACGCTCGGCCGTGGTCGAGCTCAACGTACGCAGGTTCGCCTCGGCCAGGGCATCGCGCGTCCGGTCGTACAGCGGGAGGAAGCCCTGCAACCAGCGCCCGACCTCGGTGCGCCCGAACATCTTGTTGCGGGCCAGCTCGCGCGCGACGCCGAGCACGCGGGGGGAGACGCCCTCGTCCTGCTGGGTCTTGTAGTCGGTCCACCACGCAGGGTAGAGGCCGCGGAGCCGCTGCAGCTCGTCGTCGCGCTCGCCCGCCAGGTCGTCCCAGCCCGGGTCTCCCTCACCGAGGCCCTGATCCTCGAGCGTGGCGAAGCTCGCCCGGTAGTCCTCGTCGAGGTCGAAGTACCCGTCCCAGCCGGCCTGACGTTGACCCTCCGCGATGAACTCGCCCGGCGAGCGCACCGCCCGGGCACCGGACGCGATCTGCGCGAAGAAGATGCCTGGGTCGAACTTCCCCTCGGCCAGCTCGTTCGGGATGATGGCCCAGACCCACTCAGGATAGCGTTGGGCGAACTCGCGAGCGCCCTTCGTCGCCAGCAGCTCGGCCACCAGTCGATTCGCCGGGATCGGCAGCGGCGAGCGGAACGGGTCGTCGGGGTCGGTCGCGTCCCACATCGTTCGTGCGATGGTGATGAGCCGGTTCTCGGGGTGGTCGATCAGGAACTTCTCGCGCCCCTCGAGGGGCCCATACGTCTCGATCAGATCACGGTACTCGTTCTCGAGGTCGACCGTGGGGAACTCGATCTTGGGAGCGGCCGGGAACACCCACGCGAAGAACATCCGCAGGGTGGAGAACTTCCACGCCTGGTTCGCGGCGAGCTCCGGGTCGGGCTCGAGGCCCATTGCCTCCTGCAGCTGCAGGAAGTGGGTCCGGTTGAGGTTGGCGGAGTCGGCGAGCAGCTCAGGGAAGGCCGCTTCGAGGCCGTGGCGGAGCCACGATGGCAGGAGCCCCTGCGGCTGGGTGACCGAGATCTCCCCGAACTGGAACAGCCACGATTCGATGCGAGACTTGAGCCGCGCGTCGATGGTCGAGGACGCGAGCCAGTTCTGCATCACGCCCTGCAGCGGCGGAGCGATCGACGGGATCGGGATGGGGAACTCCGTGCCGGCGAAGCCACCGAGGTTCACCGGGAAGGCACCTTGGGCGAACAGGTTGAACGCAGAGAGGTTCGCCGACAGCTCCCATCCACCCCCGGCACCGGGCTTGAGAGCACCGCCCGTGGCCATCGCGAGCAGCGGAGCAGCGCCCGCCCACCAGGACAGCGGAATCACCAGCTCGCCCGTTTCCTCGTCCCGCCGCACGAAGCCCGACTCCATGGCGTTGCGGCCCAGCCGGATCGCGTGTCCGATGACCTCGGGCCGTTGACGGATGATCCGCGACCACACGAGCGGGAACTCGAGGAACGGCTGCACGAAAACGAGGCCGTACCGCGTCATCTCCTCGACGCGCCCGGTCCGGGAGAAGTCGAACATGATCCGGCGCACCTGGGCGATGCCCTGCTGCCGCGCGGTCTCGCGGAAGCCTGGGAGTGCCGCCTTGATGGCGTCGGGCGCCCAACCGGAGGCCTTGGCGTTCTCCACGAGCGACCGGTAGGTGAGGTCGTACCAGTGACGGAAGTAGGGCTGGCGCGACAGGCGGTTCGTCGGCTCCTGCAGGATCCACCGGCCGAAGAAGTCCCTGAACTTCTTGAGCCCGCCGATCTGGCCTGAGAACAGCTCGGCCATCTCCGGCCCGTGAACGTACAACGGCTTCTCCGCGGGCGGGATCGTCCGAAGGACCGACGGGTCCAGCTCGTTTCGTGCCGCGGCAGCGGCGAACTCCGGGTGGCCAGCCGTGATGTCGTCGGCGTAGCGCACGGCGATGCGGACCTGATACTCGAGCGCCTCGTCGGTGATGTCGTCGACGCCGTGCAGGAGCCTCCTCGCGTACGTGGGACCTTCGCCCCGGGTGTCGCGGAGCCAAGTCATGATCTCCCCGATGAGACGCTCTGGGTCGCGCTCGGCGGCCACGCCCAGCAGAATCCGGTTGCCCATCGGGTCCATCCCGTACTGGTGAACGAGCGCGTTCCACCAGAAGTCGTCGAAGTGGTCCTCGTCGCGCGCGATCCGCAACCAGCGGCCCGGGCGTAGGCTCGCGAGCTCCTTGGCGACGGCCGACGACGAGTCGAGCAACAGGTGGGCGGCGCCTCTCCCGGCGTTCACGAGGGGCTCTGGGCCCACACCCGTCCGGCGGAACGTCATCACGCCGTCGTCGATGAGACGCTGGCGTCCGAGGGCCGCCGCGGCCGTGGTGGCCGCGTCACCGCGGATCTTGAGCTTCGTGGCGACGATCCCGACACTGGCGAGCTGGGTCGGGTACGCGCTCGCGATCTCGAGGGCGCGTTGGCGCATCAGGTCGTCCCAGATGCCCCCGTGCAGGATGACTTGCGCCAGAGCTTCTGCCTCGTCGCGGTGCTCGGCGGTGAACCCGACGCCGTCGATGATGCCGTGCGCGGCCCGGTCGTTCAGGAACAGGATGGAGTCCTCGACCGTGGCGACGTTCCCCTTGCCGACACGCTGGCCGACACCCTCGGGGAGCTTGAAGCCCACCTTGATCTGGACCGGCTTCGACAGTCCGAGGCGCTCGAGCAGCGGCCCCGAGCGCTTACCGGCGGCGAGGCGGTTGAAGATGCCGACCGTGGCCAGGAACCGCGACTGCTCCTCGAGCCCGACCACGCGGAGCACGTAGGCCGGACGAAGGACCGCCAGCGGCTTCCAGATGGCCAGGAACAGGTCTTGGATCAACGTCTCCGCGATCCGGTCGGCCGCCGCTCGGGCCGGGATGATGGCCTTGCCGGTGAACTGTGGGATCCCGCCGAGGGCCGACGACTGGGCGTTCAGCCACTTCCGCCAGGTGCCCATCGTCTCGGCGATCCCGAGGCGGTAGAGGACAGGGTCAATCATCTCGGCCGTGTTGTCGAACTGTGACGCGAGGAACGGCTTCCCGATCTCGGTCACGTCAGCAGCGCCGGTCCCGTGCTCGAGGTCGCGGATCGCACTCTCGAGTGCCGCGCGATCCTCCGCTCCGAGGTTGGAACGAGCAAGGGTCCGACGGAGGCCCCGAGCTTGGATCCGCTGAGCCTCGGTCCCGGCGAACGCAGCGAAGGTCTGACGGTCGCCCGCATCGAGGCCACCGAACCGGCGGCCAAGCCGCGTCTTGATGAGCTTCCGCATCGCGGCATCGACCCCGTAACGGGTGTCGATCCTGTCGAGGATCTTCGCGTTCAGCTCGCTCACGATCCGCTTGAAGTCCATCTCGCGTGTCGGGTTCGACCGCTTAATCGCGTTCGCGAACCCCTGCTTGGCCAGCGAGACCTCCTCGGGCGTGAGGACGACCTGCGACCGGAGCATCGCGCGCTCGAAGTCGCGCACGACCTCGGCGTCCTCGATCTCGAGCACGATACGCGCGCCGAAGCGGCGAGGGAGCGTCTGGAACACCGATCGCATGACGCGACCGATCTCGGAGTCGGCCAACCCAGAGGTCCGCAGCCAGTTGTTGTACCGGGTGAGCGAGACCCCCGTGAGCCGGCCACCGGTGATGTGCGGGATCTCGAGCATCCGCTGGATGCCGCCGGCGACGTCGGCCGCAGCGTCGTCGAGCACGCTGAGAGCCTGCTCGGCCTCGCGCGTCTGGCGCTGCACGATGGCAAGTTCAGAGCCGGGCGTCAGGCTCGAGCCGGTCGCCCCGACCCGCTCGGAGATCTCCGCCACGATGGCATCCGTGCGCGACGCGCGCGCGACCCGGTCGAGCTCGGCGATGTCCTCTGCGAACGAGCCGAAGGATGGCGGAACCATCATCGCGGCACCGAGCAGCTCGCGGACGGCGGCCTCGATCTTCGGGACGCCGACGCCGAGCTTGCGTGAGCTTCGGGCGTACTCGAAGATCGAGGCCGCCGTCTTGTAGTCGATGCCCGACCCGGCCCCGAAATACCTGCGGAAGTTGTTCACCGCGCGGTCGAAGTAGGTGCCCGGGTTCCGGGCACGCAGAGCCTCGCGCGTGAGGTACTGCGCGATGGTCAGCTCTCTCAGGTCGCCGATACGGCGCACACGCTGGTCGAGGAAGCGCGTCACGTCGGCGATGGTGTCGGCGGCTCGCCCGGTCGCGGCGGTGTTCGTGATGAGCAGGCTCGCCCGGACACCAGAGCGCCACTTGAGGGTCCACATGAGCGGGTCGAACTTCGCTCCGATGGCGAGGTCGACGAGCGCGGTGGCCCACAGTGGCACTCCCTCCTTGGCGAACTCCGCGTAGACGTTCGTGCGGCCTCGAAGGATGTCCCACGAGTCCTTGAGCGCCTCGCGGCCACCCTCCTCGAACACGTAGTTGGGATCGGCGATCTCCCGCACGAGGGAGATCGGCAGCGCGAACACGATCCTCTCAAGGGCTCCGACGGGGCGCGAGATGGCGTCGAGCACCCCGACGAGTCCGCGACCGACGACCGTGTCGCCGAACGGAAGCGCGATCCGGTCCTCGAGCTCCTTGGCGGCGGCAACGTAGTCGGACTGGGCGTCCTCGAGCACCGAGAGCCAGTCGCCCGGATCGGCGAGACCGGCGGTGACGACATCGGCGAACTCCGCCTCCGCTGCGAGCGTTCCCAAGCTGACCTGTTGCGTCCGTGCACCCTCTCTGGCTATCTCGGTGGCCGCACGCTGAGCGGCGATCTGCGGCGAAACCGTCTCGGTCCGCTCACGGCGCTTCGGACCAGGGCCCGGTTCCACGAGCCCCAGGATCTTCCCTTCGTGGCGGGCCAGCAGATCCTCGAGGTTCGGAGCCAACGCCGTCGCCACGTCGGCGAGCGTGCGAACCTGCTGGCCCCTGGCCGCCGCCTGGTGAGCCGCCGCGATCTGGGCCGGCGTATCGAGTCCCGGGAGCTTCGATGTGAACTCGAGGTTGGCCCTGAACAGCTTGAGGTCGACATCAGACCGGGCGATGGTGACAGCGGCTCCCATCGCTGCAATCAGGGGGAACTCGGTGCCCGTCACCGGAGCGAACGCTTTCAGCACTCGCGAGACCCGGTTCGGGTCGACATCGTCCCCGAGACCGACCGGTCCACGGGGGCCATAGGCGACGTGTGTCCGCACGGCCCCACGCAGCATCTTCTTCACGATCCGAGGCTCGATGATGCCCATGAGCCGACGCGCACTCTCGAAGGACAGAGGCCCGCCGGTGACGGGATCCGTGTAGACGCTCGAGAGCGGAGCCCGACCCGGGATCTGATACGGCTCGAACAGGCTGGACGGATCCATGTCAAATCGCCTCGCGAGCAGCTTCGAGGCGCGGGTCAGGTCGAGATCGGACCAGCCCGACTGCGCGAGCGAGAGCACCATCGTCGAAGGAAGGGTCCCGTAGGACGCGCGCTCGACGTCGACGATGCGTTTGGGCGTCTCGGAGTAGAACTCGGAGCCGCCCTCGTCCAGGAGGGGCACGGGCGGCTACCTGCCTTCTCGGATCTTCGCGATGTAGGGGCCCAGGCTCGGAGCATCCGACGTGGACAGCTCATCGGCCACACGCAGCATGAATGTCCGGTCGTCCTCCGAGGGCAGGCGCACGAAGTTCGGGCCCGGCCCGAACGGGGCGCCGGCGGTGATCGGCTCGTCGGGCCGCGACGTCGGCGACATGATGACCTCGTCGTAGCCGTCGTTCAGCTCTTGGACCGGCCCTCCGGCCGGACCCTCGTTCTCAGGCGAGCCGGGCGGTCCCAGCGGTGGCTGGTCCGGGACGGAGGATGCGAGGCGGGCCAGACCCGCCGACGTTCCATGCGGAGCCTCGGCTCCCGCGCGGATCGGCGGTGTCTGACCCGGTCTCGGCATCTCAGGCGACGCGACGGATGTGCTCGACGATCATCGAGAACTGCTCGGCGCAGGCCTCACAGTCGGGGTCGAACCCCTCGGGTGCGTGTGCCGCCTCGGCCGAACGATGGGCACCGCACGCGACCGGCGCGTAGGGCACGCCGTTGTAGACGAACTCCATCGCCCCGCTGTCCGGCACATCGCGCAGCTTGAACGGCCCGCCGTCCTCGGCGGTCGGGTCCTCCTTGGGAACGTCCGCGGCCGTGACGTGGCGCGCCAGGTCGATCTCACCATCGATGCCGCGCTCGGTAGCCTCCTCCACCCTCACCTGAGCGTTCTCCGGGTGAGCGCCCTCAGCGACCGCGATCGCTGCCTCAAGGTCGGCCTTGCTCATGCCGGACCGGCCCTCGATCTCGAGCTCCCCGGCTCTGACCCTCAGCTCCTCAACCGTTGCCATGTGCTCATCTCCTTCCTGCTCTCAGGAGTGCCGGTGGCGGCAATGGGACCGCCGGCGACTCCGCTTCCGGTGGCCCGAGGGCCGCCGCTGGATTCGGTGCCCCCGATGCCGCGGGACCAGCTCCACCGACGACCGGGGGCACCGCAGATGTCTCTCTGGCCTTGGCCGCTAGGGTACGACGCACGAAGTCCGCGAGGGGGACGCCCTCGTCGAACGCGAGCAGCGCCTCCCCAGCCGCGGACAGGCCTTCCGACGCGACCTGACCGATGAAGCCGTCGGCGAGCGTCTGCATGCGGATCCGGGACAGCTCCTCCGCAGCTTCCTCGATCCCGGGGTCCTGTTCGATGGCAGTCTCGCGGCTCATCATCCCAATCTGGACCTTGTTCTGGTTCAACACCGTATGGGTCGGCAGGTCCAGGCCCGAGGCGGGCCCGTAGGAAACCCAAGTCGCCGTGTCGGTGATGTCGCGGCTCGGCGTGTAACGGTCGGCGAAGCGCCTGCCTCGAGCGATGCCGGAGATCTCCTTGCCCTCGGCCTCGCACCAGGCCTTGTCCTGCTCGAACGCGATCTCGTTCAGCCGTTGCTTCGTCATGGCGAACTGGTCGTGCAGGGCCATCACGAGGTCGGAGAGCTTGCCCTGCGCGCGCGTGAGGAACGCCGCGGTCGACTTGTTGAGGTTGACCTCCCCCTCGCGCGCGCTCGGCTTCACGGCACCCTCGCGGCCTTCGGACTCGAGCTGCGCGATGACCTGCATCGCCGCGACCGACGGCGAATCCGGCCCGATCTTCTTCATGTAGGCGTCGGGCCCGAGCGCCCAGAACGTCTGATTGGGGCCGCGATCGGTCGGGTTCTTGACCTGCCATACGAGCGTCCCGCCGTAGACCATCTGCACGAAGTAGTCGAGGAGCATGTGCCAGTACCGGTTCCGCGTCTGGATCGGGCCCTTCGAGTCGTCCAGGAGACCCTGTGGCTCCGCGCCCCACGTAGGCCGGTAGGAGATCTGCACGGGGCAGAGGCCCGTCGGGTTCGGGAGCCACACGAGCAGCTCGCACTCCGCCTTGCCCGGCTCGTGCTTGTAGATCGCGGCCTTGCCGATGAACTCACACGAGTACCAGTCCACGATCGTCACCTTCGGCACACGGATCTCTCGAGCGGCCGCCGACATCCGCTGCAGGTCGTAGCCGTAGGCGGCCCCACGGATCTCGTCCGACGAGAGACGCGCGGCCAGCGCGGCATGTTGGGCCGGGAACACCTTCTCGAGCTTGGACAGGGGCCACTCCTCGGTGATGGCGGCGTACTCGGTCGGCCGGTCGGGAGCCCAGAGCTCCTCGGGAAGCACGCACAGCGGATCGAGCCGGCGGAACACCGGGAACCGCTGGGCGCCGGAGTAGCCCTTCTCCGGCCAGACCTTGACGGCCGTGTACCCGGCTGCGGGGTAGTCCATGCCGTGCAGCGCAAGGGCGTTGCGAAGATGGGAGCGCTCGTCATAGCCCACGGCGATCCGCTCGCGGAGCTCAGCACCGCGAGGATCGGTGTCGTCGGTGTGGTCACGTGCGAACACCCGAGTCGTGGGCATGATCTTGGCGAAGAGCCGGCCGATGTCCTCGACCTGATCGCGGAAGAAGTTCGCAATCATCGGCAGGTTGGAGTCGGAGACCTCGCCTCGGTAGACATCGCCCCAGCGGTTCTCCACGAGCGAGCGGATGTCGTGCTGTCGCCCTCGCAGACCGACCCACTTGTTCTCGAGGAACTGGTACCGCTCCTTGATCTCGCCCGCGATGATGTGGGCGTCGTCTGGGAGCGTGATCGACGACGAGGGGTAGGTGACCATCGACGGCATCGTCTAGCGGGCAGTCAACCCGAGGAGCCGTTTCTCGGCCCATTCGGGCGGCTTCCCATTGAGACGTTCCGCGATCCAGCTCGGCGTCTCATCGCCGTAGTCGTCGTCCGCTTCCTCCGCCAGATACATCACCAGGAGCGAGTCCGCGCGGAAGGCGTAGAACCACTGGCCCATGACGAGGTCCCACGTCGAGCCCTCCGGCCAGGCGCAGGCCTCCTTGATGAGCGCATCGGCGAACGCGCGCTCCTCACCGCCTCCGTAGGGCAGCTTCATCCGGCCGAACTCGTACATCGGTCCGAGCATCTCGACGCCGCGGTCCGGGTCCGGCTTGGTCTGCTTGGTGGTGGAGTGAGGCACGAGCGAGACGCCCCGCTCCGCGCACCACGTCGTGACGAACTCGTACTGCATGAGCCACCGCTGTTGAGCCTGGGACTCGACCACGAGGTAGGTGGGGGCGTTGCCCTCCTCGCGCGCCGCGGAGTACCACTCGTCCAGAAGGCCCGTGTAGACGCCGTCGGCGCCGCGATAGATCAGGTCGGGGGCCTGCATGATGCGGCGGGCGCCACGATAGACCTGCGAGAACCGATCCGGCCATCCGACGACGTGCTGGACCGACCACCACTTCGCGCCGGAAGGGTCCACGGTGAACATCGAGATCCCCGGTGCGTCGTCGCGGTAGAGCTGACCGAACCGGACCTCACGCTCGAGGCAGCCGGGCGCGATCGCGCCCTTGGAGTCACGGCCACCCTCGAACCAGGCGCGCTGAGCGAGGTTCCCAACAGGGTCGACATCGCCCTGCTGCCACACGAGCTCGAACCGCCGCGAGTTCTTCTGAGCCTTGCGGATCCGCCGGATCGAGGTCCGCACGGGATCGAGCAGGCACCCGTCGGGCCAGGGGCCACCGTGGGTGACTGTGACTTTCCCGTCGATATTATCGACCGACCGCTCACACTTGGTCTCGTCGTGCGCCGGCAGAGCGATGTGCTGATACATCGGCCGCGGGCGCCCCAGGTCGTCCAACTCCTCCTCATCGAGCTCCTGGCGGACGTGCCATGAGAGATCCTCGGGGCTGTATCGGGCGTTGGACAGAACCATCAGCCCGTCGGGCTCAAGGCGAGTCTCGGCGTCCTGCTCCCACCAGTCCACGACCTTCTCGCGGGCATCGGCGTTGCCGGAGTTCGACCGGTCGATGAGGTCATCCCACACGCAGACGTTGGCTCGGATCGAGAGCAGCGACTTCTCGTAGGACACCGCGTTGAACGTCGCCTCCTTCTCCGTCAGGCCCGCCCACGCCAGAGGTTCCACGTCGAGCTGGTCGTTCGACCATCGGGCACCCTGGCGCTCGGGTCGGAACCGGCCGTAACGGCGGATCAGCTCCGCGTTGGTCTCCATCGTCCGTCGGAGACGGTGGATGTAGAGCTTAGCCTTCGCGTCGGACCGGTGGCCGAGAGAGAACACAAGCTCGATTCCCTTCGCCCGCGCCTGCGTCTCGAGCCACAGCACCCAGTCATGGGTCACCACTGTCGATTTCCCGAGCCCCGGGTTGAAGTTCACGACCGCATACTGCTCCCCGGCCATGAAGTAGAGCTCAGTGAGCTCGGTCGCCGTCATCGTCGCCCACGGGGGAGACTCGCGGCCGAGGACCCGCGGGCGGAACAACGCGAAGTCGTCGAGGGTCTCGCGATCCCCGCGCTCAAGCTGTTCGTAGGGGATCGGCTCGGACCCGCCGACGAACGCCAGACCCCGCGTCGAGCGAGCGGACTGCTCCTCCGTGGTCAAGGCGAGGATCCCTTCCTCTCGCCAGCGGGCACGCCATCGCTCAACGGTGTCCGGAGTCATCGTGAGCACGTCGGCGACGTAGCGGGCGGTGTGGCCCTTGCGGAGGAGCTCGAGAACCTCCGGTTTCAGCTCGACCGCTCGCTCCCGGGTGAGCAGTGCTCGCCGACCTCTCGGTCTGGGTGCAGGGATGGTCAGAGGCACAGGCGGCAGATCGGTCGGGTTGGGAGGGATCGGGACCGCAGGCTGGTAAAGCCGGTTGACGAGATCGAGTTCGCCCCGCGCCTTCGCGATCCCGACCCACTTCTGAGCACTCGACATCGCGCACTGCTCGGAGAAGCTCGTCATCCAGATCTTGTAGAGGACACCCTGCGTCCCCTCCTCGGCCACCGCCCTCAGCAAACGATCGCGGACCTCGCGCTTCGTCATCTACGTCCAGAGCCCCCGATCGTGGAGCTGGCGATTCATGGCGATCCAGAGATTGTGGAAGATGTAGGCGAAGGCCTCCTCGTCCTCGGTCGCGCTTTCCCCGAAATCGGCGGACCGCCACACGGAGTCCCGACCCCTCTCCCGGTAATAGGTCAGCGCCGCATGGACCAGCTCGTGAACCACGATGTACGGTTCAAGGTGCTCCCGGTTCAACAGGATGAAGCCGATCCGCGGCTCGACCCGAACCACGTTCTTGTCGCTGTCCACCAGCCACTCGGTCCGAGGGCTGCAGAACGCCAGGGCATCGTCGCCGAACCCCGGGAAATGTCCGACGCCCAGGATGCGAGACCGGCCGTAGTGACGTCGCATCCCGGCGAGAGTGTCGAACACGCGGACCTCGAAGTACATGTGCCCGCCACCGTCGTCGTACCCGACCCGGAAGCGCTCGTCTTTCACCGCTTGGTCTTGCCCTCAGCCGCTCGAGCCTTCGAGGCCTGGATCGCCCGGCCCTGGCGATCGGCCTTGGCCTTCGCCCCCTTGCCGGTGTAGGTCTTGCCGGACTTCCCGTACCTGTAGCCCGAACCGGCCTTCTCCGTAGGCATCAGTCCCTCCTTGATCGAACGCTACTTCTCAGTCGCACACCGTCCAGTTGCTCGTCAGCGATTGCGTGGCCGACGTCCAGTTCCCGCCCGAGTAGGTGACGTAATACTTCCACGTCGTCTTGCTCTGCCATTGCTCGATACCGGAACCGGCACTGAACACGGCCGTGGACTGCTCCCTGGGCCCGTTCGAGAAATCATAGCTGGAAGGATAGACCGTCTGTAGAAGCTCCTTGTCCGTGTGCGAACCGCAGTTATCATCGAGCCAGATCTCGATCGACTGGCTGATGACGTTCGTCTCTACGCCCGGAGGGGGTCCGTTCGGATTGAGAAGTGTCACCTCCGTGAGCCCTTCGTGGTACTGGAAGACCGTGCCGTTGACGCGAACACACATCTGGGCATCGGCCGTGGTGGGGCCGAGGTTCGAGTGGGTCACGCAGGTGAAGCTGGTCTCGTGAGCAGCCGCCAGCGGGGCTGCGAGGACCACCATGGACAGTGCGAGGACAACGAGTGTCGCGATCTTCCTCATCTGATTCCCCTTTCCGCTCGTTCCCACGCCGCACGTGCGACGGGGTCTCCTGTGCTACGCCCGAACGCATCGAGCGCCTCGGGAGCCTGCTCGGTGATCAGACGCACGATCCGCCGATGTTCGGTGCGGGTGGCGGGGCGACCCATCCTGACGGCGAACCGCGCCAGCTCCTCCGCCAGCATGCTCACATCCGCCTCGCGTGCTCGTGACGGTCTCGACGCGACGCCCGATGGGTACCGTGGGCCTTCGCTCGCATTCCGATCGCGTGGTTCTCGGAGGCGATCTCGGCATCGAGCTCGAGCCGCCGGAACACGCCGTAGGCGGCCTGATCGCGCAGCGCCGCGTCGCGCGTGGCGAAGAACTCCTCGGCACCGATCCACTCCACGGCGACTCCCGCCTCGGCCGCTAGCTCGGTCCGCTCATTCATGCGCGCTCCTTCACCGGAGCGGTGTGGGTCCGACCACCGGGGGCCCTCATGCCGGCCCGGGGACCCGACGGTGAGCGCATGCCCACCGCGGGCCCTTGGCCCGTACCGGACTTCGGGTGTCTCCGGCGCCCGGACCCCACCACCGCTCGCGACCGATGAACGCTCGGGACCGGGTCACAAGGTTCGAGAACCTCGCGCCGGCCTGAACGCTCGAACGCTCAGACAGCTCCCGCCTCCTTCGTGCTCACCATGTGGTCGCACACCGGAGGCTAGACAGGTGCGTCAACCCGGCGTAGGGTCGGCGACATGAATGCTCGCTTCGACGGCCCTACGTGGGACACGGTGGTCGTGATCGCGTGGGTGCTGTTCCTCATCGCGGCCGTGGTGATGATCGTGCTTTCAGCGATGACCGGCCTGTCCCCATCCTCCGGCGAGGGCTCCTACCCGCAGGGCCCCCCGGTCGGCGGGGGGTAGGTTGGACGCCCTCGCGCCCTTCGAGCTGCGGATGGGTTGCCCGTGGCCCGATCGCTGTCTGTGGGGAGACCTCGAGCACGGCCACCTGTACGAGAACGGGCAGGAGACCGGCGTCGACATCATGTCGGTCCGGGGGCCTGTCGAGACCGACTGATGTGGTTCTGGATCATGTGGGTGCTCGGCCGTCTCCCGCTCATCGGTCGCCGACTCAGGGAGTGGGACCTACGCCGGCGGATCCGGCCGCTCGAGTAACCAGAGAGGGGCCGGTCCTCCCGGAGGTTCGCCGCTGTACGGAGAGGAGACTTCGGCCAGCCTTGCTCGGAACTAGCGGTGACGTGCGGCGCTCGAGGCTGACGACCGGCCCACGCGGATCATCTTCCAACTTTTTCCGGTGGATCGCTTGCAACCGGGCTCGGCGTGGTGTTGGGTGGTCCTCCATGACTCAGAATCCTGCAGTGTCCGGCAACGGGGGATCAGCGCCAGGTCGCGAGGGCCTGGTCCGCGCCAAGCGCGGGGAGTGAAGAAGAGCCCGGGGTGACGCCTGGGAGAAGGCCCCTCCGCCAGTAGGACCGCAGGAAACATACCCCCCCGCTGTCTACCTCCGAGGCGTGTCTTGAAGGGTCCCCCACGATCCACCATCCCACGGCGTAGGTGAGTGAACGACGAAGGCCCCCGGAGTGACGCTCCGAGAGCCTCCGCCCACCCTGCAGTGCGACCGGGGGAGATCGCGGGAACCACGATATCGTCAAGGAACCTTACCGTCAAGTCCGTGTCGGGTAGAGAGCGAGGCGTAGGGATTAGAGGGGCAGGGGAGCAGGGGGTCCACCCGGGGTCGCGCTCGAGGCTCGCGGTTCATCGGGGGAACGCCTGCGGTGCAGCGCATGACGGGGGACACTGCCTGAGCCTGTGACCCGTGTACTGCCACCTTGAGAGGGATGCGGACATCGCCCGAGACACCGTCGACGGTCACCTACAAGCGCAGTACAGCTCACCGCCGAAGTAAGGCCGGCCAGATCACACGTTGCGCCGTCTTGACGGTCACGCCGAACCGCTCCGCGTAGTCGCTGTCCCATGCCACCGGCCGACCCCTTCGGCGCCAGATCCGTTCGGGTGATTGTGCGCCCGTTCCCGGACAGCGACCGTAAGGAACGGCCGGGCGGCCACCGCGTCGAACCTCGCCGACTCCTCACGGCGCGACCGCTCACGTGCGGCGGCGCGCCCGACCTCGAGACAGCACGCCGACCGACAACCGCGCTTGTACGCACTGAACGTGCCGTGAGTCATCGCGCACCGCCGATGACCGTGGCCACGTACTCAAGCTGACCGATGATGCTCGCAACGGTCGGCTTGACGCTCGCGTACGCCACGTCGTCGCCCGCGTGCCACAACAGGCTCTCGACGTTCTGCAGGTGCGCGACGGCGCCCGCTAGCGCCGCCTCGACATCTTCGCGGTCCTCGGGCCCTAACATGCGGGACCTCGCAGACCGACCACCTGCACGTCACGGTAGCCGCGTCGGACTGTCGCATCGGGTTGATGCACCGCAGTGACGACGCGGACCGACCCTCCGCCCGCTGCCATCACACGAGCGACCGTCTCGGCTGCGTCGCGTGAGTCCACCGTCCGCAGGTCGCGCCATGGCGACCATGGACCTTTGCCCCGTTCGGCTTTGTGCCGAACCTGTATCACGTAGGCCATCACGGCCCCCGTTCTGGGCCCTATCCGCCGGGCCCATCGGCGCCACGGCATCCGAACCGCGACACCCCCAACCGTACAGGACGCCTGAACGGCTGTCAAGCCCATCCGCGCAGGTTGCCGATTACTTCTCGAGTGCGCCGTTCGGTCGACCCGTCCGGAGCCCGCCGTCGAGGCGTCCCACGGCTGTACCTACAGGCCTGTACTTACACCTGTGTACTGCTTGGACGCGTCCGGGCGTTGGAAGAGTCGCCGACGCGTCGCCAGCAAGGCCCCCGGGAACGCGGGACCCCCCGACGCCGAAGCCCCGGGGGGTCGGATGTGCCCCGCGCGGACCTACTCGACGATCGCCCGAACCAGATCGAACCTCGCCTCAGCGATCGACTTGACCTCTCGAGCGCGCGCCCAGGACCGGTACGGCCCGCCCTCGACCCTCACGAGCGCGTTCACCCGGAGCAAGAACCACGTAGGCGCGTAGCCGTCGCGGTCACGGTCGTCGTCCCGCACGATCAGGAACCCCCGCGGCATCACGACCGGGACCCCGGGATCTCCACCACCGCCGAGTAGCCAGCCAGCAGCCGATCGGCCACCAGATGCAACCGCTCGCCGATCTCGCGATTCCCCGTTGTGCCGTTTCGATCGGCTATCTCAAGCTGCTCGTCCACCTGAGCTCGGATGCACACCGCCATAGCCTGCT